TCTTTTTTAATTAGCTCATCCTCCATAGATTCCAAATAGGATATGATATGAGGCAATAAGGCGGGAAAATTATTTAATATCGCCTCCTCATTTATATGCTTACTAGGAATGCGAACATATACGCTAACCTTAGCAGTGCTTGCAGCCACCTTCGGATCACGCCTGTATAGGCACTTCACTATCCGAGTACCCGCGATTTCAGCTATCGGAAGCTGCGAATCATAGGGGAGATACTCGCCAAGGACGAAAGTGGTGGCCGGACTGAATTCTAGATTATTGCTCATAATTGTATTCCCATAATGAATTGAATGATTGAATAATGAATAATGAATTGAAAAGAGCTAGGCACCAGCTAGTGGCACCTATTATATATTACGGGTTACTTTGCAATTTGGCAGGGCATCCAGATACCCCTAGTAAACGTTCCCTGCACGTAGTCCGCCAAGGACTGGCGGAAGGGATCCGCTACAAAGGGCTTAGCGAAAAACGAGTCGTTAACCCATGGGGTTAGTATGGGCGTAGTCTTGCCCTTCAGTAGGCTTTTTAAAGCTTCCCGTTCCCATCCACTAGGGCGGGAAGCAATGGCTTTTCGTACAGATCGCTTGAAGGTTTTTTTGGATATTCTGTTCTGTCTGTATGTCTTGCCTTGAATGCGTAAGAGTGCCATGGTGTGTTTCCTATGATTGAATAATGAATAATTGAATAATGAATTGAAAAGAACTGAGCACTGGCTAGCAGTACCCATTATCTATTATAGCTCAGGTGTTGTGAGCTCGCCAGTGGCGATTCTGTATTTCACCCATGCGGCGTCAGCCACTTTGGCCGCCGCTCTGCTCACCTGTATTGCGTCCCTATCTGCCTGCACCGTCGCCAACCACTCGGCGCGCAGTAATTCTACTGCCTCGGCGGTGATGGTTGGGTCGGTCCTATATCTGAATAATGATTGAAATAACTGATTGAAATATCCGAAAGAACTAGCCACTGGCTGGCGGTGGCTATCGCACTCAGATATTTCAAGGCGCTTACCAATGGCGAGCCTATACTTCAACCCGGCAGCGTTAGCCACCTCGTTTGCTTGCAGGCGAACCTGTAGCGCCGCGAGGGACACCTTAGTAGCCGCAATAAACGCGGCATATAGTACTTCGATCCGCAGCTCTGGATCTAACTCATCTAACTGTAAGTATGCACTGTTCATTTTATTTCCCCTTTAATAGCGGGTTGGATGGGTAGCCAACCCATACGGCCGTTAACCACTCCGTGGTATTGGTGCGAACCATCTGCCCAAACGCGGAGGGCAAAACCCACTCCTACGTCGCTAGGCTCTTGGTTCGGATCTAGGTCAACCTCGCCCGCGCGGATGAGGCCCTCGGGCCGCCTCCACACTAGCACAGATATATCGGCGTCGGTCCAGTCCTCCTCGCTGTCCAGGAATCTCAGGACAGCACGCTTGGAGCTGGCGCACTTAACGCCGAACCGGATTAGCTCCAGTTCGGTGTTGGCTGTTGAATTGTTCATATTGTATTTCCTAGTGATTGAATAATGAATGATTGAATACTGAAAAGAACTAGGCACTGGCTAGCAGCACCTATTATATATTCACACTGGAAGTTTGCTTCTAGCTTCCAGTACCGCCGCATGCACTGCGGCAGATTGCCTGTCGAACATTGCCAGCTTCTCGGCTGTGGATGCGTCCAACAAGTACCAAACCCCGTTCTCGGCGACGAACTTGGCAAGAGCCAAATCCGCTGCTGGTTTTAATATTACCATTTTATTCCCCTTAAACTGGAAGCGCCCTATGCCCTCCCCACTAAGAAAATAGTACCACCTAAGCTAACTAAGCACAAGCCCTATTTGCTTAGATTATTCAATTAAATGCAATTAAATCTAAGATTACTCAAATTATCTAACTAATTCTAAGCTAGCCTGCGCTATCTAGATAGCAATAGATAGCTAATAAGAACTATTCTTATTTAAAAAAATGAAAAGACTAAAGACTAAAGACTAAAGATAAAGGAGGGGGCTAAAGCCCCTTTTACAGTACCACTGCCTGTGTATCCTAAGAGACTTATAAAATATTCCTAAACTTTTTTCACATATCTCCTAATCTAAGCACCCCCATTCTGAACCCTATAATCATTCATTCCTATCTAAGCTTATAATAACCTCATATTAGTAGCCTTTATAGAAGGCAGGAGATATTTATATGGGCACTTTATTAGCGGAACTAGGTACTGGGGCAGCTTCCCTTCCGGCCCCTTCATCTCATTATTCCACTGGCATTACATCCAGTGTAGAAGAAAGAGCAATGAGCCTCTTGGGAGCTGGAATTAAGCAGGAAGCAGTAGCTTCCGCACTAGGTGTCTCTCCTAGCAGAATCACTCAGCTACTATCTGACGAAACTTTCGCAGCAGGTGTATCAAAACTAAGATATGATGCACTTCAGAGTCACTCTATTCGCGACTCTAAATATGATAGCTTAGAAGATAGGCTATTAGTGAAGTTAGAGAATAGCTTGCCGCTAATGATGAAGCCAGAATCTATTCTGAAAGCACTATCTGTGGTTAATGGAGCTAAAAGAAGAGGCTTAGATTCTCCTGAAGCTGCCGGAGGAGTCACTAATATAGTGAATCTAATGTTACCTGCTGTCATTGCAGAGAAATTCACTGTTAATATAGACAATCAGGTAACTAAGGCAGGAACTCAAGATCTGCATACAATGTCTTCAGGTAATCTGCTAAAGCATGTGGAGGCAGCGGAGACAAATAGACTAGCTGTAGCTTCTGCAAGAGCTATAGAATTACTTAAGAAATCATAAATGAGGATATTCCTATGTATATTCAGCCAGGTAGATATATCAATCCGCCAAGAAACATCAATCCAGCGTATTCCCCGCTAGTTCGAGTGGATATCACTGCAGCTCAGACAGTATTAGCTGGCATCCTTGCTAAGTTAGGAAAGCCTGCTGCCGCATCTAGTTCCACTAAGAGTTTAGTTATTTTATGAGTAACTCAGACCTCTTAGCTAAGTTAGAGAGTGCCGATCTTAGTAGCCCTATCAATGCACCAACTACCTTCACTCCCTCTACTATAGCCCCTAAGCAGGAACTAGAACTAGCAGAACTTGGAGTATCTTCAGAGGAAGTGCAGCTTCTAGCTAAGCAGGATGTGGATTTCTTAGGCGCACTAGCAATGCCCTTAGTATTTATATACTGCTTTCCTCCAGTCTATAGATCAGTATGGTCTTGGCTCAGATCCTATGTAGATCAATCCAGAACATTTCCGCAACTAGCTCTAGGCTTACCTCGCGGCTTTGCTAAATCTACACTAATGAAGCTATTCATTATATTCTGCATCCTATTCACCAATCGTAAGTTCATTCTAGTGATAGGAGCTACTGCTAAACTAGCAGAGAATATCCTATCTGATGTAATGGATATGCTAGAGGAACCTAATATAAAGGCTGTCTTTGGAGACTGGAAACTAGGTGTAGAGAAAGATACGCAGTCTCTAAAGAAGTTCGGCTACCGTGGTAGGAATGTAATCATAGCTGCTATCGGTGCAGAATCTAGTGTTCGCGGACTTAATCTAAAAAATGCTCGTCCAGATGTAATGCTAATGGATGACATACAATCCAGAGAATGTGCAGATTCAGAAGTACAGTCCGCTAGCTTAGAAAGCTGGATGGTAGGTACTCTTATGAAAGCTAAGTCTCCGCTAGGCTGCATGTTCCTATTCGTAGGTAATATGTATCCCACTAAATACAGCATCTTAAGAAAGCTCAAAAAGAACCCTACTTGGATTAAGTTCATAGCTGGGGGTATTCTTGCGGATGGAACTTCTCTATGGGAAGAACTGCAACCTATTGCGCAATTACATGCTGAGTTTCAGAATGACTTAGCTATGGGACATCCTGAGATCTTCTATTCAGAAGTTCTTAATGATGAGAATGTGCAGGCGAATAATCTAATTGATCTATCTAAGCTACCTGAGCCTGCCTATCAGGAGGGGGATATATCTGCAGGTAACTTCATTATCATAGATCCTGCCACGGATAAGAAAGATTCAGATGCTGTGAGCATAGGTTACTTTGAAGTGCATGATGCGCGACCTATGTTAATGAAACTTCGGGAAGGTAGATTCTCACCAGGTGAGACTATCAGAGTTAGCCTAGAGCTTGCCTTAGCAAACAACTGCCGCCTCATAGTATCAGAAGCTAATGCCTATCAATACAGTCTCCTCTATTGGTTCGAATTCATATCCAAGCAACTTGGCATAGTAGGTATAGAGTCAGTTCCTATCTATTCTGGGTCTAAATCTAAGATTGCTAGAATCATTGAGATGCTTAAAGGTTATGGATCTGGTGAGATCTATGTGCATGAATCTGTTCGCTTAGAGGTGCATACTCAGATAACTCAATTCAATCCATTGAAACTTAACAATACAGACGGCATCCTAGATTTACTTACTTACGCGCCGAGAGTCTTATCTGAGTTCGGAGAATTTGTAATCTCAGGTAATATCATTGAGATGCAGGAATACGAAGGTATAGAAGTACCTGAGTTTAATAGCGACTTCTAGATTACCTCGAGGCGGCGCCGGCAATACCGCCTGACCGCGTAGGGGCTGACGCTAGATCACAGGGCCCCGATGTCAAGCGCGTTTTTGCGTGCCTAGCGAAGCGGCTAAGCAAACAACCGCTTTACGTTGGGTGATGATCTGGCTAAGCTACCCAAGCAGTCAGCGTTCTTGCCAGAGCTGCCGGACTATCCACTTTAACTAATAGGAATACTAACAATGGTAGCTGCAACTGTAATACCTCTCAATCCTGCATCTCAGCAATTATTCATGACATACTATAGTATGCTGCAGAACTCTCAGAATTCTATTCGTGATTCTCAGCGAGCTAGATTTGCAGAAGTAGATAGAGAGTATCAGCGAGAAAAGAATCGCACAGATGAACACCTTATGGCTAAGCAAGCTAATAAGTTAGGAGACTCTACTCGCTTCCGTGATATGACTGTACCTATAGTTATGCCTCAAGTAGAATCTGCTGTAACTTATCAAGCTTCTGTATTCCTGACTGGAGTACCTCTGTTCGGCGTAGTTGCATCTCCAGCTTATATGGATGAAGCAGTGCAGATGGAATCTCTTATAGATGAGAATGCTACTAGGGGTGGCTGGATTCGTGAGCTAATCCTATCTTTTCGGGATGGAGCTAAGTATAACTTTGCACCTATGGAAATCTGCTGGAAAGATGAGACTACAGCAGTACTGGAAACTGACATAACTAAGAGTGTTACGCAAGGTACTCCCAGAGAAGTTATCTGGTCAGGTAACTCCTTACGTCGCTTAGATCCATACAATACTTTTGTGGACCCTAGAGTACCTCCTACAGAAGTTTATAAGTCTGGAGAATACGCTGGGTATACTGAGATCATGTCAAAGATAGCTCTTAAGAGTTTCGTAGCTAGTCTTCCAGATAAGCAACTAGCTAATGTGCGTCCAGCTTTTGAATCTCCTAGAGGCGCAGTAGGTACTTTAGGTGCGCTAGATGCTAAAGGTTACTATATTCCTTCTATCAATCCTGAAGTTACTGCTGATGACTACTATGCTACGGGTATTAACTGGGATGCTTGGGCAGGAATATCAACCAAGAAAGATAATAACTCCATTCAATATAAAGATATCTATGAAGTAACTACGCTATTCTGCAAGATCTTACCCTCTGAGTTTGGATTAAAGGTTCCTTCTGCTAATACTCCTCAGATCTTTAAGCTAGTTATCGTAAATCATTCAGTCATCTTATACGCAGAGCGCCAAACTAATGCACATAACTACTTACCTATACTAATAGGTCAGCCGCTAGAAGATGGATTACGTGACCAAACTAAGTCATTGGCTCAGAACGGCGCAGAGTTCCAGAATTTAGCTACGGCTTATATGAGCAGTATCATAGCTTCTCGTCGCCGCGCAGTAACTGACCGAGTACTTTATGATCCTAGTCGCATAGCAGCAGCTCACATAAATAGTCCTAACCCTTCTGCTAAGATCCCAGTACGTCCTGCAGCTTATGGTAAGAATATATCTGACGCAGTCTATCAGTTTCCTTATCGTGAAGATCAAGCTGCTGCATCTATGCAACAGGTTCAAAGTATCATAGGATTATCTAATACTGTAGCTGGTCAGAATTTAGCTGGACAAGGTCAGTTTGTAAAAGGTAATAAGACTCTGCATGAATTCGAATCCACTATGCGTAATGCTAATGGTCGAGATCAGCTAGCTGCTATCTTATTTGAGCATCAAGTACTAATTCCACTTAAGCACATTCTTAAGCTTAATATCTTACAATACCAAGGCGGTACTAGCATCTATAATAGAGATGTTAGGAAAGTAGTAGAGGTAGACCCAGTAGCTCTACGAAAAGCAGTTATGGAATTTAAGATTTCAGATGGATTAGTACCAAGCTCTAAACTACTTAACACTGACGCTTTCTCAACTGCCGTGCAAGTAATAGGCTCATCTCAGCAGATTGCTGGATCTTATAACTTAGGCCCTATGTTCTCTTACATTATGAAGAGTCAAGGTGCAGATCTGACACCGTTTGAGAAGACTCCTCAGCAAGTAGCTTATGAACAAGCTTTGCAGCAGTGGCAGCAGATAGCTACTATGGCTATAGATAAAGGTATAGATCCTAACGCTAGCTTACCTCCTATGCCATTGCCAGCGCAGTACGGCTTCAATCCTCAGAATGTTAAACCTGCTCCGCCAGAAGCTCAGGCTCCAGCAGATAACTCAAATAGCGGAGTAATCCCACAATGAGTCATGTAATTCAAAATACGTTCTCTACTTATCAGCTAGACGAAGATGAACTAGTGCAAGGTACGCTACTTACTACTTTGCAGAAGCAAGTTATCCAGACTCAGATAGGAACCATAGCTGATGAAAAGCTACGGCTAGAATTTGATTCGGATAAGCCCATGCAGTTTATGCAGCAAGAAGCATATAAGCGTGGACAACTCGATGCACTCAGTTATCTACTACAAGCTTCAGAAGCTTTGGAACTAAATAATTAAGTGCACTCCTTAGTTACACTCCCCTTGCACTATCCCCCAACTAACACAACCTAAGAGCACCTTATCATGAGCGTATTTGATATCTTTACTAGCAAAGCACCAGCTCCAGCAGCACCAACTCCAGCTACTCCTGGTAACATTCCTGCACCTACTATACAACCTGGAGTAGCTCCTGGAATGGATCTTAACGGCTTAGTTCCAGCAGTACCTACTCCTACGGTAGCTGAAACCCCACTCACTCCATTCACTAACTTATGGGACGATGTACCATCGCCTAATGCAGCAGCTACTAATCTTAACTCGTACAATCCACAAGATATAGCTACTGCTATGGGTAAGATAGACTTATCCTCTGCTATTACTCCTGAGCATATGCAAGCTATAACTCATGGCGGTCAAGATGCTGCCGCAGCTTTTGCTGCTGCTATGCAAGCAGTTGCTCAGAAGGCTATGGTACAAGCAACCTTAGTTAGTAGTCAGTTAACTAAGAAGGCTGTTGAAGATGCTGTAGCTGCAACTAGAGCTACATTGCCAGACTTGCTACGCGAGCAAGGTGCTCAAAACCACATGCGCGAAACTAACCCCCTATTCAGCAACCCAGCAGTTAAACCAGTTATTGAAGCCGCTCGATCTCAACTACTATCTAAGTATCCTAATGCAACTCATAGCGAGATAACTGGTATGGTTAATGACTATATCCGTGCTATGGGAACTGCATTTGCTCCTCCTGCACCGAGTGTAACTGGAGATAATGACGTAGATTGGGAAGCTTTTATGAAGGCTTAATAATAAAACCTTTCACTTTCCTTTCTAATTTTATGCGATCATAAGATCGTGGAGAACTATCATGCCTACTGGTATTTTTACTACTTCCAACTTTGCTACAGATTTAGCTAAGAAGTCATTTGCGGGTATGATTACTCGCTTAATGCCTAATGGCTCTGCTCCTTTGTTTGGCTTATCTTCTATGTTAGCTGACGAAACTGCGGTTTCTCCTGAGCATGGATTCTTTAGCAAAACTATGGTATTCCCTGAAGCTAAGATCAACAACGGCGCTGGCTATAACTCAGCTGCTACTACCTTTACAGTTGACTCTCAGACTGTGCTACTTCCTGGCATGATCTTACGTGTTGAGCGTACTGGCGAAAACATCATTGTTAATACTGCTGCTGCTACTTCTATTACTGTTACTCGTGCAGTTGGTACTGTTGCTGCTGCTGCCTTACTTGATGATGATTTTCTGTATCAAGTTGGTAACGCATTTGAAGAAGCTTCTACTCGCCCAACTGCCAATAACATGTTACCTGTGCGGATCACTAACTTAACTCAGATCTTCCGTAATACTTGGTCTGTCTCAGGTACTGCTAGCTCTGTAAGTGTTATTGCTGGGGAATCTACTGATGCTGAAAGCCGTCAAGATTGTGCTGCATTCCATGCTGCTGAGATTGAAAAGGGTATCTTCTTTGGTCAGAAATCTTCTGGTACTCGTAATGGTCAGCCCTTCCGTACTATGGCTGGTTTGATCTCTACTGTAGAAGATGTTACTAACTATCCACCTATCTCTGGCGGCGTAGTTAATAGTTTCGTTGCAGGCAGCACTACTAACTGGAGCCAGTTGCTTGGTTTCCTAGATCCAGTATTTCATCAAGCTACTAATCCTCGCGGTGCTAGTGAGCGAACTCTATTCGTTGGCGGTAAAGCTAAGTTAGTAATCAATGAGATTGGTCGCTTAAATGCTACTTATCAATTGGTTGAAGGTGCTACTAACTTCGGGCTAGAATTCTCTACCCTGACTACTCCTCGCGGTAAGTTCCGTATCATCGAGCATCCGCTCTTTAATACCAATGCTACTTGGTCTAAGATGGCAGTCGCTGTAGATCTTCCTACCTTTAAACTAGCTTACTTAGCTGGCCGTAAGACTCAGAACAAAGAGTTCAATACTGAAGGCAAGTCTGCACAAGATTCTGGTATTGATGCTATTGGCGGAACTCTTACTACTGAGCTTACTACAGTAATTAAGAACGTTGCTGCTAACTGTGTTATCCGCAATCTTACTGCGGCTGCTGTAGGTTAATAGTTAGCCCCCTGTCCTATAGCTTAGTTATCTCGCTAAGCTATAGGACTTCTCTTTTTCTTTTAGGATACTACTCCCCATGATTACAAACCCCTCAGAAGTAACCCCAAGTAAAGTATACAGAGTTTACGCATCTGCACTTCCTTCTATTCGCATGATAACTCCTAAAGGATACAGTATTGTATTTACAGGTTATCGTTGCTATACTCAGATTCCCGAAATTATCGAGTATCTAGATCTGTGCATTGCAGAAGGTGTTCCTGGCATATCTAATGAACCTGATTGCGAAGCTGATGAAATTACTCCTGAAGGCTCTATGCGCAAGAAGTACTATGCTGAATTCTTAGCTGAGCAAGAAGCACTTAAGTCTCCTAATCGTGATATGGGAACTACTGAAGGTGCAATCAAAACCGGCGCATTAACTTCTAAGCAAGTAGCTAATTAGTAGGCTTCACTTATCTCTCTAGTACTTATTCATCGCTAGAGAGATAACTAAAACTTACTGGCAGGCACTCTTATGAACTATTCCGAACTGGTAGCAGAAGTCTACCTGATAACTAATCGTCCAGATAGAATATCAGAGACAGCCTCTGCTATTAAGTCTGCAACTCTTAAAATGCACAATAGCGATTTCTATTCTAAAGATATCTATGAGACTGGAGTGCAGTTTGATACTTCGGCTTTTCGCCAATCTTTAGATTACATAGATCTAATTCCTAACTACCGTGCTCTCAAGTACTTTCGCATAGTTACTGGAGCTACTGATGATGCAGGTAGATTTATAACTATCATTACCCCTACTGAAGTTCTAGATTCTTATGGCAGAACTAGGAATGATATAGGCTACGTAGCTGGCAGGGTATTGAATATAAACTCTGCAACTACCTTTCAGTACGCACTAATGGGAGCTTATGTTAATCCTATAGTGCGAGCTGAAGCATACTCTTCTTGGGTAGCTGAGCAGTTTCCTTATGCTATTATTCATGAAGCTGCTAGACAGGTATACACAGCAACTGGTCAGATGGAAGAAGCTCAAGGTCAAGCTAGGCTTATGCTTGAGCAATTAGCAGAACTTAAACAATCAGCACTCTCAGACGTAGGATACTAATCATGGCTAATAACGCAGACGTATGGCAACCCAGAGAACTCCTAGAATTATCTGGGGATACTAAACAAGTAGAAGAGCGCCAAGTAGCTATATCTGGGCAGTTCTTCTTTACCCTTACTACTTTTGCATATGCAATAAATACTGGTGCACTGGAGATCTATAAGAACGGTCTTCATCTATCTAAAGGTACGGATTGGGTAGAAAATACCTCCACTACTTTCTCACTAGTCTCTCCTTGCACTACTGGAGATGTTATTATAGCAGTAGGTAAAGTTGGTATTACTGCTAATGTAGATGTGCGAGATACTGATATCTTTATAGCTAACGTACAGAATCTGCGAGATTACGCAGGTACTGAAGTTACTGTCTATGTACAAGGTACTACTGCCATAGCTGATGGCGGCGAAGGCATGTTTAATAAGAAGACTGGAGCTGCTCCAGGAACTTATGTAGACGATGCTGGCGTAACTACTATAGTTCCTACTGGGGGTAATGGTAGTTCTGGCTGGAAACGTAATGCCTTAGATTCTAGGCTTGCCGCTTCACCAGGATCATCGCTGATTGGATTTATTCAGGCGGGCACTGGCGCGGTAGCGCGGACTGCGCAGACTAAAGCGCGGGAGCGAGTATCTGTAGCGGATTTCCTAAGCAATCCTTCATCCCCTTCAGCCACAGATTGCACAACTGCTTTGCAGTTAGCACTTAATAGTGGAGCCAAACGTGTTTATTTAACAGGCGATTACACTATAAATGGCGGAGTGACTCTTGCTGCGAATCAGGTATTAGATTTTGACGGAGGTAGTTTAATAATTCAGGCAGGAACGGTTGCCGCGAATGGTATTTTATATGGCTCGTCTAAATACGGAATAACAATTAAAGACCCCAACATCGATGCCTCTGCAACAGCAGGAATAGGTGGAATAAATCTCGTTGACTGCCCTAGTGGGAAAGTTGTTCGCGGAACTTTAACAAAGTGCAATCTAAATTTTCAATCTAACTCAGCATCGACACGAATGGGTTACTCCTGTCGAGATACGTTCGTCAATATGGCGGGATGGGTTACTGCTACCGCTTGCTATGTTTCAAAATCGAAAAATGTTAGGTTAAGTGGTGTTGAGACCGCAAACGGCAAGGAAGGATTTGGGATTTATAATGGAGCCACTAATGTTCGGCATACCGACTGCGACAGTTATGGTCATACTCAAGACGGTTTCGTAGTCATTGCCGGTAGTCTGATTAGCTATACAGGCTGCTCGGCTTATAGTAACGCGCAGAGCGGCTTCACAACTCAGCGCCAAGCTGCTGCGACGGACACGGTTAAGATTTCTTACGCGAACTGCCAAGCTTATTCAAACTCATTTGACGGTTTTGATCTTCGTGGTAAAACTGCAAGCGCAGCGTTCGGCGTTGACATTTTCATTACGGCCACGTCTTGCCAGTCATATAGCAACGCTGGAACAGGGTTTTACGTTGTGCTCGCTGAGGGCACGACATTGACGGGATGTGTTGCAAGCGTAAATTTAGGTCAAGGGTTCTTCATTCAAGAGTCAGCTAGAACTATATTAACTGGCTGCCGAAGCAACTCGAACGCATCAACTGTAGGCGCCGGGACAAGTAAGGCTGGCATTTTAGTTCAAGACGCGGCTTATGTGCAGCTTAATGGGTGCGTTTCAACTAACGCGGCAGGCGCAACCCAGAGCTATGGGTTAAGTTTTACTGGTGCCGCATCTACTAACGGCAGCGTGTCAGGCGGTAATTACGAAAACAACTCTACCGCACCGATTTATCTGGGAGCGTCTGGCACAGCTACGTATGTAACTGGCGCAGCAATACAGACAACTGGCAACGTTTGGTGCGATACAATAACTGCTAATACCGGTGCGTATAGCGAAACTGGATTCGGTGTTCCAGCTCACACTAGACCAAAGGGTTCTATTTTCAGGAGAACTGATGGGGCTGGCGGTGAGATTTATATGACAAACGGTGGCGGTGTGTGGACAGGTATTACGATACCTTAATTTTTAATGCTCCATAATATCCAGCGAAACATCTAATAACCTGACTATAGATAACGCGAGAATATTGCAAATGCCAAATAAGTCAAAACCAAAAAATCCACCAACCGCGTTACTATAAACGGCTGCTAACTAGGATACTATCATGCTAAAGACCGTACAGACTGGAGCTAATGCTACTGCAACCTCGCGGTCTGTAGTATTTCCTGCTGGCCCTACCACACTAAGCGCTACTTTATATACAGATGTAGTCTGTATTGTACAGGGCGCTTATCCTATCACCTTACCTAGTGCAGTTGGAAATACTAATAGATACGCTGTAGAGAATGCGCATAGTGCTAATATCACTGTAAGCACAACTAGTAGCCAGACTATAAATGGATCTCTTACTGCTGCAATGATTCCTAATCAGGCATTAGAATTTATTTCTGATGGCGCTAACTGGAGAATATTTTAATGGCTTATATTCCGCCTAACCCAAATGGGCAGGCTACTTCTGCCAATAGTGCGCCTGTAGTTATTGCTAGTGATCAGTCCGCAATCTCAGTTAACGCTAGCACTATAGCAGGAACTAGCGTTGCCACCGGCGCTGGGACTACTACTGCTGGTACTCAAAGAGTAACTATTGCTACTGACCAAACTGTACTGCCAGTTAACCAAACTCAGATGAATGGCGTAGCTGTTGCTGCTGGATCTGGTGCTTCATCTACTGGTACTCAACGAGTTATTCTTGCTACCGATCAGCCAGTTATTCCTGGTAACCAGACGCAAGTTAATGGTGTTGCAGTAGCAACTGGGTCAGGGGTGAACTCAACTGGTACTCAGCGCGTAACAATCGCCACAGATCAGGCTGCTGTAGCATCTAATAATTCCCAAGTAGCTGGAACCACTACAGCTACAGGCTCTGGAGTAATGACTGCCGGAACTCAGCGAGTAGTTTTAGCTACAGATCAGCCAGCAGTTTCTACCACTGGAAATACTACGCAGTTAGGCGGAATTGCAATAGCTTTAGGTGCTGGCAATTCCTCCACTGGAACTCAGCGAGTGGTAGTAGCGACTGATGATGTGAATCTAGCCGCGATTAATACCGCTACAGTTGCAATAGATGCAAAGACTCCAGCGCTAGGAAGAGCTGCAGCAGCATCTAGCTCTCCAGTAGCATTATGCACTGAAGATATTACTGATACTTTCGTAACTGGTCAGGCTGCTCAGACTGCTACTGTCAATAACATTCTCACAACTACAGCAGGGGCAGCTGCTACAGATGTAGGTAAGTTCAGATCATTTGCTATTCAGATAGTATCTACTGCTACAGGTGGTACATTTATATTCGAAGGCTCTAATGATAATGTTAACTTTATTACCCTAGCTTGCCAGAATACTGCGCAGGGAGGTGGCGCACTTATTACTAGTGCAGTTACCGCGAGTGCTAGTAGTACCATATATGCTAGCAGTTGCCTAATGCAGTATATGAGAGTGCGCATTGTCACAACAATTACTGGAGGATCAATTCAAGCATTCTCAGTATTTAGTCCAGTAAGTTATGCGCCAATAAGTCAGATTGTTGGAAATAATACTGCTGGCAACCTTACAGCAACAATTACTCCATCTACGTCCTTTAACTGCTATAAAGCTGAAGATGCGGTAGCTGCTAGTGCTGACATTCTATGCACTATCGGAGTAGTTAGGAATGATCTGCTTACTAGTAACGTCAGTGCTAGCGGTGATTATGCTGTACCCACTTGTGATATCTACGGAAACCTAGTAGTAAAAAATCAGCAATTACATAAAGCAACTTATAGAACTGCTTTTGTTGTTGCTCCTGCTGCTACTGCTACTGATATTTTCCAGATCATTGGCAGCGGAACAAAGACTGTTGAGATAACTAGGATCATTATAGGCGGAACACAGATTACTACCGGACAAGTTGCATTCTATATTAAGAAGCGCAGCACTGCTAATACTGGGGGAACATCTTCAGCTTCTACTATGGTTCCATTATTATCTACTGATGCAGCAGCAACCGCAGTTGGGGCAATCTATACAGCCAACCCCACTACTGGAACTACTGTTGGAGATGTGGATATAAGGCTAGTTCCTATAACTGCAACTACTGTGGCAGACACTCAAGCTACAGAGCTTAATTATGGAACGCTAGGTAAGCCAATAACTTTATCTGGAGTAGCGCAAGCACTGGCTATAAATCTTAATGGCGTTACGATAACTAGCGGATCTATTGCTATAGCTATCGAATTTACGGAGTACTAAGTTATGAATATCTTATGCGTAAATTGTGTTAATTACGGGAGGTCAAATGGGAAGTGCAGAGTATTCTCACTACGTGATCCTATTACTGGGGAGCTTACTCCTCTGAGTGCTAGGGACTGTAGGCTATCTGAGCAGATGTGTGGGATGGCGGCAGTTAAGTTTGTAGAAGATACAGTTGAAAATGTGGAGGGGTGGCAATGAGTACTTTAGTTACAGTTCTTATGGGCAATGAAATAGTGACTGGTCTAGATATAGTTAAGGCATTAACTCCTCCAGATGGGGCTACTATTGCTGTAATAAAGCCAAAGAATGCTCCCATCCGCTGGAGTACTAGCGGAGAGCCTAGCGCAACTGTTGGTAATCTTTTACATCCAGGAGACTCTAGGCAGTTCGAAGGAGATCTTAATACTATTCAATTCATCGAAACTACTCCTAGTGCTTCACTAGAAGTTACTTATCTCTCCTAACTAGGAATCATTGTCATGGCTACAGCTTCATCTATAGCATTTAAGAAGTTAGGTAATACCGTAGTAGTGGCTGCTGCTGCTGCTGCTCCCACTGGTAAGCAAGCTCCAGTTACTACTGCTGCCTTAATAGCTGCCGGTAACTATCGTATAATCAATCCTAGCAGTTCAGTTACTGTATTCTTAGGCACGGGAGTAGACGCAGCAGCAGCTCAAGCTAGTGCAGTTGCTCCTACTGCTGGAACTCCTAGCTCAGCCCTAGTGCTTATTCCTGGTACTGTAGAAGTATTATCTTTTGCTGATGATGTATACTTTAGTGGCTTAGCTGCATCTGCAGTCTCAATCTATATCACTCCTGGCAGAGGTATGTAAGTATGGCTTCGCAGCTTCTAGCTAGTATTACCCAAGCAGTAATCAATACTGGAACTCTTATCTCAGTTCCAACTCTGCAAGCTTTCATAGCTGTAGAGTCTGGAGGTCTGGGATTCAGTAAGGATACTGGAAAGATAATTATCCAGTTTGAGCCGCACTATTTCAAGAAGCGTGAGCCTTATGCACCTAGCGGCGCTTGGTCAGTGAATAAGGTAGATGTACAAAGCAAGGAATGGATAGCATTCAATAATGCATTCTCTATTGATGCTTATAGTGCTATGGAATCTACTAGCATTGGACTTCCTCAGATTATGGGAGCTCACTGGAAGCGCTTAGGCTATTCTAATGTAGGTGAGATGTGGGATCATTTCAAATCTGGAGAGGTAGCTCAGATAGAAGGTCTCATACAGTTCATCCTTACTGACGCTACCTTATATAAAGCTGTGCTTAATAAGTCTTGGACTAAAGTAGCAGAGCTTTATAATGGTGCAGGCTTTAGGGAGCTTGCTAAGAAATATGGCAGGGAGCCTTATGATTTAAGCATGGCGAAAGCCTATACTAAGTTCAGTTCCACGCCCACTTAATCTTTGGAGACGCAATATGAAACGTTGGTACGCAAGTAAGACCCTTTGGGTAAATGCTATAGCAGGTGGATTAGTTACATTGGAGGCTAATACTGGAATTCTTCAGCCATTACTTCCAGCTAATACCTATGCACTCATAGCTGTAGCATTGCCAGTAGTTAATATGGCACTCCGCACTATGACCACTTCTGCGTTAACTAAGTGACTAGTCCGCTAGATAACTTTAGGAGTACGGACTTGCCACATACCATTGAAATCGCCAAGTTACACCGTGTACTAACTGAGCATATCCTAGAGTGCACTGCTCATAAGGCTGAGATGTTAGAGTTAGCTAAGCTAAATCAGGAGGCTCATTCTAGGAATATGGAAGCTATAGCTGCACTTACTAAGGCTACTGAAGGTTTAGTAGAAGCTTGGTGTGCAGTTAATACTATGCAGCGCTTTCTAAAATGGCTATCCTCATTTGCTATCTTAGGTGGAGTTGCTGCTTGGGCGATAACTAAACTCTTTCCTCACTTACCTACTCCTCCTTAGGATGTTCTTATGGCACAGCAAGACTATAGCATAGAATTACTTAGCGCTTATTTCCCTATGCTGTCTACTCAGCAAACTAGGACAACTACAGGCGCTACTCTGGGCAGAGCTCCTGCACAACAGGATAAGCCAGGAGTAGCTTATGCGCATAATGTAATGCCCGATGCGTATGGTTATAATTCTGTAGGCTATAGAACTGCTGTGCCTGCTTTTCCCTATTCAGCTATCCTAACAGAAGTAAGATCTATCTTTAGTATGCTGGGAGAAAGATACCTAGTAGCCTTTACAGTATCCGGAGATGTATATACTCTGGCCTCTGGAGCCACTAGCTGGAATCCAGTAAGTACGCCTATCTTTTCCACAACTACTGATCTAGCTAACAATGTCACTATAGGCACTGTTAATGGGATCAGTTACTTATTCTATAAAGGCTTGAGTGCAGTTAAGTATGACTCAAGCACTAATACATTCCCTGCGGTTACTCTCACTGCACTTACCCTACCAGATATCCTAGGCATAGTAGCTAGTAATGGCTACTTGCTGGCATATACTAAGGATGCTATAGCTTGGAGTAGCACTATAGATCCTACTGACTTTGCACCTAGTGAAGTCACTGGAGCTGGGGGTGGTAAGGTAGCAGACATAGCTGGTAATATAGTCTTTGTAGCTACCAATACATTGGGGCTAATTATCTACACTGCTGCTAATGCAGTAGCTGGAACCTATACTGGCAATGCCAGGTTCCCATTTAAGTTCAGAGAGATTCGCGCAGCTAAAGGTGTAGCTAGGGCTTCCTTAGTAGCCTATGAAGCTAACTCAGATAGTCAGTTCGTATATTCAAAGAGTGGACTGCAAGCTATTACCTCAGCTCAAGCTGAGATCCTATTACCTGAAGTTACTGATTTCCTCACTGATGGAATCCTAGAAGACTATAATACTGGCACTAATCAGTACGAATACACATCTGGGCCTAGCATGGTAACTAAGCTCACCTTCGTAGCTTCTAGGTATCTAGTTATATCCTATGGGATAACTGAGTACACCCATGCAATGATATTTGATATCTCTCTTAAGAAGCTGGGTAAGCTTAGAGTAACTCATGTGGATATCTTTGAATTCCTAGGCGATCCTCAGGTTCCAGATAAGCAATTCATAGCTATTGGCCAAGCCTCAGGAGAGATTAAGTTAGTTGAGCTCTCCGCCAAGTCAGATAATTCTAACGGGGTGCTTATCTTAGGTAAGCTGCAATTAACCTTAGGCTCTCATTTGCAACTGCATACAGTGGAGCTAGAAGGTGTAGAGGAGTCCTCTGCATTCACTCTTCAGTCTCAGGTCAGTCTTACTGGAACTTCATTCACTGTAGTTACTGGCAGTGTATTAGAATCCTCTGGAAGATTCAGAAGCTATGGATTCAGAGCTACAGGTAAGAATCAATCTCTAGTGTTGAATGGTAAGTTCTCTATTCGCACTGCGCTAGTAACCTGCTCTTCTGTTGGGAGGGTGTAATATGGGAACGCCTACTAATACATATAGCTCTAATATAAATCTTAACTTAGGTCATGTGCCTCCAGTGGAAGATAGGAATCTATATGAGTACCTACTAGATCTGCATAATGCTCTGGAGATCCTAGTCACTGCACAGACTGATGCAGTTGCTTTAGATAATACTGCAGTGTTAGTTAGTAGTAACTATGCTGTTCTTCCTACTGATAGGACCATCTATGTAGATGCTAGTGCAGGGAGTATTATCATCACTCTTCCTGCTAGTGGTACTGTTGCTGGGGCCGCATTCGATATCAAAGTTCTGGCTCAAGGTACTGGATACACTATCTCAGTAATAGGCTCTGGAGCTGAGATTATAGATGACTATGCTACTGGAGTAGGTCTAGATATATGGGAAGATATCACCTGCAGATCTAAGACTACTCTAGCCACTCCTTCACTAACCGGATACGCTATCATATGACTACTCCATTTAATCCTAAGAATCCTAATAAGACTTCTATCTTAACTAGGGCAGGAGTTCCTGAGTATACTAAGCTTCATGCTGCTGCTTATCCTACTCCTCCCGCTGCTGATATAGGAGTGGAACTAGAAGTCACTGATACTGGAGATAGATACAGATGGACTGGCAGTGTGTGGGTACAGATAGTAGAGCAAGGAGCCAGCATAGTTAATGTGGATGAGATAGCTGAGGTATCTGTAGATGTACCTCTGAATCTTAATGGCACTCCTACTACGCTAACTGCTACCGCTACTGCCGGCACTAATAGTATCACTGTAGCTAGCACTGCTGGTATAGTCGTGGGCACTAGCCTCAAGATATTCAATGCAGCGCAGACTACTGCAGAATTTAAGTTTCCTAAGGTACTAGTTATAGTAGGCTTAGTGCTAACCTTAGATCATCCCCTAGATAACTCATATGCCTCTGGAGACTCTGTACTTCCAGTAACTGTATCTATGAATGTAGTGGGCACTCTGGCTAGCCCTATAATCTTTAGAGCAGGTCCTCCTGCTTTACCAGTAACCTTTCATGTAGCTAGATTGTTAGTTACTATGACTGATGCTACTGCTGGAGACATGGGAACATTTGGAGGTATGGCAGCTCTTACTAATGGAATAGTATTCAGAGTGCGCAGAGGAGGGAACTTCAGTACTCTAGGAGTTTGGAGGAGTAATGAAGACTTAGCATCTAGCTTATTTGATGTGCGCTTCGATACTCGTGCTGGCGGTGGAGGTACTTATGGAGTAACTGCATGCATAGACTTATTAGCATTACGGGCGGGTATAGAGTTAGAAGGTACCTCAGGAGACAGATTGGAGATATTAGTTCAGGATAACCTTACTGGGCTGCTAAATCTAAAAGTAATCGCACAGGGGCATAAGGTATGAGTAGTGCTTATACTATCCTAGATGGAGTAACTATAGGTCCTGCGACCATAGAAGATTTCAATGAAGTATTCTTAGACACTGCTCTGCATACAAGAGTTACTGAAGGACTACATGGACATAGTCCTGAATTCAATAGTAGCTATATGCTGATAAGCTATGGTAAGTATAAGCAGCTAGGAACCTATAGAGTCTTAGGTAATGGATTCTGTGAGGTGCATATAGCCTGCCCTAAAGATAGTATTAAAGCTAGCAGATTACTTACATTTGCTGCTATGCGCTGGCTGCTAGAGATTAAATATCCCGAACTACAAGGGCTAGTAACTACATGCCCTGATAGTATGGTAATGGTACGAAATGCCCTATATAAGTTGGGCTTTAAAAAGATAACTTTTGAAGGTAGCTCTGTATATTTATATATAGCTCCCTCTCCTTCCTTAATCACTTAACTAAAAGGTACGTAGTCATGAGCATAGGCGGAAGCGCAGAAACCACTAGAAAAGATAGCACTACTCAGAATGATAAGACTACTAATGTCAGTGGCACTAGTACTGATCAGCTGGTAGTGGACCAGGCGGGCATAGATAAATTAGTGCAGGATATCCTTAGCAGTAATCAAGGACTATCTGAGATATTTGCAGGTGAGCAGAGTTCTGGACTATATAACTCCACTACTGCTGCAAGCATGGCTGGAGACTTAGCATCTAAGGTAGCTGGAGAGATAGCTAAGTTAACTGGCAAGCGCACCATTGCTGAAGATAAGGATATTCTGGAGTATGGCAAAGAGACTACTAGGGGCACTGATACTAAGATTGGCGTTAATGCGCAGACCCCTAAATAGCTTCCTGCTTCCTAAACTTCTCTGGAGAATACCATGGCTAATCCCATACTGAATGCTGCGTCAGGTGCTGCAACAGTTAATTACGATAATGTGCAGCAAGTAGATTTCGAAGCTATGAAATCTGATATTGGCGCTGAGATAACTGGAGTAAAGCAAGCTGCCGCTGATTATAAGAATGCAGCTGCTACTGCCTTAAGTATAACGAATGCTGCTACTGCATCCACTGTATCAGCACTTGATGTTAAAGGCGCCTCCAATGCTATAGTAAAAAGAGCTGCAGCTAATGCAGATCTAAAGGCTCAGCGCGATACGCTAACTGCTGCCAATGCTATTGGTGGTCAGGATAGACAGCTTAGTCTTCTAGGAGATCTTAAGGCTCAAGGTGAAGAAGAGGCTAAGTTATTAGCAGAGCGCAAAGCTAGATTCGCTCAAGAGCATACCGGCTATAGTGTGATAGATCTAGTGATCAATGCAGTGCAGGATATTAAACCCAATGTTGCATTGCAGTCTGTGAAGATGCAAGAACAGCAGACTGCTCAGCAATTAGATTATATGTCTAGCGCTACAACTCAAGCAGCTCAGACGGCGAATTTAGCTAAGCAGACTCTAACTGATGCTGCTATTGAAGCTAATCTAAATGCTATGGCTGCAGATACTAAGATACTACAAGCTCAAGCTAGGCTAGCAGGAGCTGCTGCTAATACTCAAGGTATGGCTCAGCTTATGAGTGCTAGCACTGCTGCTCTGGGTGCAGTGAAAGGTGAATATGATATGCAGGTGGAGGTTGCTGGTCAGCAGGTTAGGATGGCTGAGTTTCAAGCGCAGACTGAAAGTAGGCAGGTTGCTCTAGCAACTAATAAGTTGCAACTAGCTAATCTTCAGGCTACCTCTGAATTCACAAATAAGGCTACTCAAGTTGCAGCTACTCAGAATGTAGAGAGAGATCGTATGATAGAAGCTACAGCGGCTACATATACTGAGAACGCTATGATCGGAGCAGCTGCATTAGGACTGCCTAATCCTGATCCTATAGCTCTAGGTATGGCCGTTAGAGGAGGTTCTGGTAAGGATGCTCAGGAGCGTGCACTGCACCTAGCTACTATAGGCCAGCTGCCCGGTGCTCCAGTAGGTAAGAATTTTGGAGATGCTGTGTTTAGTTATAACGAGCTCTTTCCTAATGGCAATATCCCTGAGACTCCCATGACTAATCTTATGCACCATATAATTCAGCGAGAGACTGAGGCTCATGCTCAGGGCACTGTCAATGAGTCAGGTAAGAGAGTTCCTCCAAAGGCTAGGAATGAGGCAGCTCAGACGGAAGGGCTTAATAATAAAGCTGCTGAGATTATGTCTGTATATGCTTCAGATATTACTCCTGGAAATCCTTTTGAATCCAAGCCGCTACAAGTATTGGCTCCTTACCTAGCTAATAAGCGCATTCCTTTCTATGATAAGGTGTTAGCTAAGATGCCTAGTCAGAGTATGGATGCTGCAGAGATGTTGCAGCTAGCTAAGAATGCTATTAGTACAAAGCTCATTACTGCTGAGGAGGCTACTAAGGGTATAGCTGACGTATATAAATTTGCCGTGGAGCATAATAATACCTCTCAAGGCGGCTTTGCTAGAGTAGGATTACCTAATCAGGAATCTTATATGGTTACTGTACGGAGAGATCCTTCTATTAGGGAGAGTATCTTTGGAGGGTTCTCAGGTTCTGTATCTTCAGGTATTGTTGGGGCTTTCACGCCAGCATCCTTTATGCTACTTAAAAATACTATAGGGCCTTCAGTCAGTGAAGGTATTAAGGCCGCAAAGGGAAAGTTCACTGCAGGAGAAGATATACAAGCAGCGGCTGAAGATCGTTTCGCCGGAGGTAAAACACTCAGAGTCAATATGGTAGATGAGGTTAGTGTGCAAAATGCACTGACTAAGATACACATGGACAAAGACGTTCCTCCACTTCCAAATAGTTCTAATGAGGGTACTAGCAATGGCAAGTAGCTTAGAGTCAGCCTATGAAGCTTCCTTAGCTTCTTCAAGAAAGTCTATGCCTAGTCACTTCACTGCTGCGGATACTTTATCCATAGCAAATGGGAATGAGTCGCTATTAGATAGTGCAGCTTCTACTATATCTAACATACCTTCATTCATATTTACCAGTATTGTCTCTGGAGCCAATGCTCTATATAATATCCCTACTGATATTGGCAATGCCTTCGGTGGAGATTTCGAACGTAGTAAGACTGAAGATGTTATTACCAGTCTTGATTCTGATCTTGGCGCTTATTACTCTCAGCACAAGAAGAGTACAGATCTTGCTGGATTCTTAGTGAGCTCTATAGCTCCTGGGACAGTTGGCATTAAAGTACTCAATGCAGGGCAGGCTAGTCTTAGAGGAGTTATAGCTTCTGGCAAGTTCGGAAGTAATATGGGAAAAGCATTAGGGCTACTTGCTCCAGATAAGGAAGCTGGATTGCTTAGAGCTATAGAAGCAGTAGCCACTAATAGCGCACCTGCCAATCTGATATCTAGGAATGGTCTGCGCGCTATGGCTAGTGGATTAGGTCAAGGTACTCTGGAAGCTTTAGCATTTGAAACTGCTGTTAGTGCTACCTTATTTAAGTCTCCTATCCTAGAGAATCAGGACATGGGAGACTTCGTAACTAACGTAGCTTTTGGCGCTGGTATCTTTGGAATAGTCAGTGGCGGTATCAATGCAGTGAAATTGAAATACGCTATATCCAATGCTGCGGATACTGCTGCATTAGAAGCTAATGTATTTAAGCACCAGAGAGACGTTAGTCCTGCCACTGCACCTTCAGATAACTTAGCATTGGTCTATGAGCAGCGTGCATATATTCCTGACGTACCTGAGGAGTTACATCCTAGTCGCTATCAGTATCTAGCAACAGCCAGAGAGAAGTTAATTAAGAATCTGGATAATGAGGCTAAGACTGTTATGCAGAGATTAACTAATGGAGATCTGGAGACTGCTTATGCTATGCATAGAAATCTGAAGATGGCACCTAAGGACTTTCAGCAAGGTACTGTGCTAGCTCTTGATGAGATAGTGCGAGTCACTGAGAATTCTAAGCTAGGTGCTAGGTTTGATGTACTGCACGGAAAGGTATTAGATGGCAAGGCTAGTCTTAAGGAAGTAGATGAGTTCATGAACTTAGGAGTTAGTACTAAGTATGTTCGCATGTTTGGTGAAGGTGAAGGTACCATGACTTCTACTAAGCCTACTACCCTATACTTGTCTGATACTCTAAAGGCGGGCGAGAAAGTTACCATATCCCCTGTCGGAGTTAAGGCAGGAGCTCTGGATTACAGATTCACGCAGACTCCTAACTTTCCTATGTCTGTTGCAGCTAGCAAACTTACTGTTCCTGCTACTCACTGGAATATTATGAAGGCTACTGCGTTAGAAACTAATGCTAGATATGGCTGGGTAAGTAAGCTGCCTAAGTTCACTCCTAATGAAAAAGCTCCGCTGGTAGTGGACATCAATGATATTCCTATGCTGGAGAAAGTAGTTAGGGATGTTACTGATCCTGATATGCTTGAGCATGTGCGACTAGCTGGAGTAGAAGGTAAGTCTGCTGTAGCAATCACTGGAGATCTTACTGATTTAGTTATAGCTCAGAAGCTGAAGGTAGCTAATGAGTTACTGAAGCAGACTGGAGGGGCACTTAAGACTCAGGAAGAGATAGCGGCAATAGTTAATATGCGCTCCAGTGCATTATCTGGAATATTAGTAAGAGATCCTATTAGGGAAATCAATAGCGCTGACGCCTTTGCATTGCAGCATCATGCTGAACAGTATACTAGGAAGCTTGTAGCTCAAGGTGACTGGGACGAGGCTAAGGGCTTAGTGGATATACATAATGTTCCTCATACTCTCAAGCTTACTTATAACTTGACTCCTACAGGTAGACTACCATTTCAAGGAATCAATAACTTCGTAGTTGAGAATATGGTTATCATTAAGCAGCAGCAGAAACTATATCAGGAAGGTGTAGATAAGGCTGTAAGTACTGCATTACCTAAAGGTATCTATGATCAGCTAGAACCTATAGATAGTGGAACAGTCCTTTCTAAAGCTGTACCTAGTGGGGCTGGGCATAGTTTTACAGGCGGAGCTAATGGAGATTTTGGAGCTCTAGCAAGTAGTGTCCAGAGTATAGGTGCAGCAGTTACTAGAGCTGAAGCACTTGCTAAGGGAGCTGTTAGAGATGTGCTAACTCCTTTGTTAATTAAGCTTGCAGCTAATCAGAAGGCTGCTATTGAATGGAGTACGCTTAAGGCTACGGTCCGTAGTATTGAAGGAGAGTATGGACTTAATAAAGCTGGGGATGCACTGGAGCCGCTGCTTATAGTTAGGTGGCTGAAGAAAGTGGATGAGGCTAATGCTGCTGGCAAGAGGCCACCTAATCGTCCTAATCTATCTAATCCTGCTATGCCACCTAGATTGGAATTAGTATCCGATGAAGTTAGGAAACTTGCTGCTGCGCATATTGAGATAAATGGTAGTCGCACTATTAAGCAAGCCGGAATACGATCTGCGCAAGGAGCTGAGTTTAACAGGGCACCTGACGTATTCTATCCTATCCCTGTAGATGAGAAGGCATTTCCATTCTTTGCTACAGTAAGAGATAACAGTGTCACTAGTGGTAACCATACTAGTAGGCTCTATGCTACTACTCCAGAAGAACTTCAAGGAATGATAAATAAGCTTAAGGATATTCCTCACCTTGTCATTAAGACTAAGGGTGAGATTGAAGCTGACTTCAGAGCTGAAGGTATATGGGATTATGAGAAGTCTCTTAACTCTAACTACATGGACACCATGCTGAAAAGGAAAGGTATTAGTGCTCCTTATCTAGTAGATACAGATGTTAATAAGATCACTGCCGATATGCTGAACTGGCATTTAGATAGAGAGTCTGGACTGGTACGGGAAGCTATACTTGCTAAGTATGAAGTTCCATTTGAAGAGCTGAAGAGGCTAGGCAATGAGTATAATAACATTGCCACTTCTAAGTTCGGAGCTAAGACTACTATAGAGTCTATCAGCGCTGTTAAAGATAATCCATTTGCAGATTACATTAAGACTGCACTTGCGCTTAAGAAGGATGCTGATTATCCATGGTGGGTGAATGCTAATAGGACTCTGGATCAGAAGGTTACTGATGTGCTTAAGCGAGTTAGCGCTATCGTAGATACTGCTAGATCTGGACCTGAACTTGCTAAAGCTAATGAGTTACTGAAGCAAGCTGGGTATAAAGGAGGTGCATACGATGAGGAGATGAGTATCTTTGCTAACCTTCAGGCTGACAGAGGTGCACTTACTGCTGTAGTTCAGAAGGCTAATAGTGTACTAGCTGCCGTAGTAATACGTATGGATTTTCTTAATGCTCTTACCAATGCTGTATCAGCTAATGTATTATTAGGAGCTGAGACTGCTAGCCTCACTAGACTTATCAATAGTGGTGGCGCTGGGGCTGTTAATGATTTCAATGCTCTTACTAGGATTAATGTACCTGGCACTGATAAGACTATCTTTGCTCCGCATAAGTTAATAGCTACTTCTATGAAGAACTTCCATAGTGGCGATCCTGCAATGAAGAAGTTCTATAAGGATCACGGATTCAGTACTGGCATTGCTGATCAGTGTAGGGATGCAGTTAGTGCATTAGCTTATGACGGTAGAGAGAGCGTAGTTAGCTGGAGCACTAGAGTGGATAAGGTGCAAGCTGGGTTAAGGGAGCTGGCTAATAAAGGTGAGAAGTGGACAGGTAATAGGTTAGCTGAAGAGTTCAATAGATTTGTAGCTGCTGATGTTATGAGGCAGATGACTGATGTAGCTATAGCTAAAAATCTAATGACTCCTAAGCAAGCTATATCTTATATGAATACCTTTGTTAATAGGACTCAAGGTAACTATCTAGCTAGCCAAAGACCTATGATGTTTCAAGGGCCTATTGGTAAATCTATTGGGCTATTCCAGACCTATCAGTTCAATTTAATACAGCAACTACTTCGGCATGTAGGTGAAGGGCCTGCTAAAGATACTATGACATTGTTAGGGCTACAAGGTACTATTCACGGAATGAATGGCTTGCCTGGATTCAGTGCTATCAATACTCATATCCTTGGAACTGCTAGCGGTAATACTGAGCATAAGGATGCGTATACAGAAACATACAGAGCTGCTGGGCATGAAGCAGGTGACTGGTTGTTATATGGTATGGCCAGTAACATGATGCTATTGCCTGAGCTTAAAGTGAATCTATATACTAGGGGAGATATTAACCCTAGGCACGTATCTATAGTTCCTACTAATCCTGCCGATGTTCCTATAGTTGCTGCCACTGCTAAGGTGTTTGCTAATATATTCAATACCGCTGATAAGCTGGGGGCTGGAGGTGATGTAGCTGCTACTATACTTCAGGGCATTGAGCATAATGGATTATCAAGACCTCTTGCAGGATTAGCTCAGACTCTAGCAGGGCTAACTAATGTAGAGCAGGCTAGTTACTCCACTACTAACTCTGGTAATCTGATTGCGGCTAATGATCTATTTAGTTTAGCTAATCTCGGTAGGATTGCAGGAGGTAAGCCACTAGATGAAGCTGTAGCTATGGATCTTATGTATAGGAATAAGGCTTATGCTGCTGTAGATTCTGATAGGAGGGATGGTCTAGGCTCTGCTATTAAAGCTAGCATGATAGGTGGGGGTGTGCCGAAAGCTGAGGATATAGAGAAGTTTGCTGAGCAGTATGCTAAGTATGGCGGGAAGCAGAAGCAGTTTAATCAGTGGTTCGGGAACTTATATAAGGAAGCGAACACTGCTCAAGCTAATGCTATTAAGAATGGACTGAGTACTCCGTATGCTAGAAGTATGCAGGTTATCATGGGAGGTAAGGATCTAGGTGATTTTAGTGGCAGTGAAATGGTAGCGCCGGAGAGTAGTAATAGTCTGGAGCAATAAGCAGTAAGCAAAAAAAAGGCCTATTAGAGAATATCTAGTAGGCCTTTTGTCGTTATGGGTTATGTTAGATATTGTACTTAGGGTATGCAGACTTCTAAGTCTTTACATACTCTACGTGCACTGTTCCACAGCCAATAAATATCCCCGTTATTATCTAGCTTTATCATAGTTCTGCTATCATAAGGAATAGTGAAAGATGTAGCAGGCTCAGGCTTAACTCTATCACTAGCATCTACCCAGATAACATAATCAAATAGCCTAGCTTCCATGCAGGCAGTGTACTCTGCAATGTTCCGCATACCTACATATATATCTGCTACCTTTAAGATCTCTCTAGCTAAGCGAGTCTTATCTGGAGTATTGTATTCAGCAATAGCATTGAACCAAGTGTTCCTATGATTCGCTCTATCCTTATAACAGGACTGCCAATCTAAGTATCCCTGCATTTTAGGGTTAGGGTATACTACATGCTCAGCGCAGAATTCAGAAGAGGATCGGAATTTAAGTCCGGTGAGGTCTGCTAATATTTCTGCTACTGTATCCTTACCATGACGGCCATGCCCTAAGATCAGGATAGTTGGAGCTGGCTTCCTAATCTTAGGAGTTGATTCAGTAGCAGTGAACATATCCGCCTGCTTATCTGCTCTATCCTGCGCTTGCTTATCAGTATACTTACCTAGCTTATACCGAGCCTTATCACTTAGCAGTAACTTCTCCATATTAGCAGTGAGAGTTTCCCCTCTGGAGATATCTAGCTCCTGCCTAATACCTTCCATATAGAACTCAAGATCGCCAAGCTCCTCAATTATATTCTCTCTGTCCAGCTCCTTATCATACACTACATGCTTCTTAATAGCATCTAGCAATTCACCTGCTTCTCCAGATACTCCAGCTACCATATGTAGCAGATTAGACTTCTCTGGAGTTAGTGTATTGAGTATATCTATACCTGGCTTAACCAATGCTGCAACCATATCTTTGTAATCAGTGGGAGTATCATTAGTGCTATCATTATCATTACTCATAAAGGGATACCTATTAAGGGAGTCTTTAAGCCGCTACGACTAGCGACCAGTTTGTGATATAACTTATCAGCTAATATATCTAGCTGAAGGTGAGAGTAATAACCTTCCATCGCAATATTAAAGTGAGCTGCTACAGTAGCTAGAAGATTAGGGTAATCATCTGCCTCTGCTGCTTCTACCTCTTCTAGTATCTTTGGATGGTTATTAAGTTCTCTACTTAGAGCTATCTTTGCTTCACTCCACATTTCAATGCTGGCCATTGCTAATCTCCTGCTTCTCTTTCATTCCAAGAATCATATGACAGCTGACATCTATATCCTGCAAGCTATGCAGTGCCCGATAGATATCATTAGCATAGAAGCCTGCTGCCTTAGCATGACCTCCACCTCCGAAAAGTCTAGCTAATATAGATACATCTACATAGCTACCATCCGGTCTATCCACTGAGCGGAGTGAGAACTTATAAGTTTCTCCGTCCTTTGCAGGGTCGGCAAGAGAGTAAGTCACACTGTAGTATCCCTGCTTTTCTGCTAAGATATTACCTACATCACTAGCGTATTCAGGGGGACACTGAGCATAGAGTACATTCCTAGCCCTAGGCGTGTCTGGCTTGGAACCTAGGATACCATAACCGTTAGCATACTTCTGAACTTGTACCTTATACCTTTCCAGTAACTCCTTCCCTTCCTCAATCACCTTCGGCAATGCCTCCTCCATAGCTAGCATTAACTTATCCATAGCAGCTAGCTGCTCCTTAATATGAACTGGAGATATGGATAATACCCACTCCTTAAGTACTTGATTAATCTCCTCTGTGCCATGTAGCTTCTTCTGCCATAGATCTCGATCCTTTATGTATAGATAAAGTATTGGTATATAATATTCATTATATCTATGGTCAGATAGTTCCTTATGTACTAGGGTAGTTCCGCACTCGCTAAGATCTAGGACGATTTCTAGGTTAGTAGCTCCGTCATTGTGAGTGCTTTTATTGAGGTACCAATCCCAGTCAGGTATAATATTAGGGAATGCAGTCTTATACATTTCATACGCAGTCTTATGATGATCCATGATGTAGATATTATCCAGTGGCGGAGTAATATTTAGTATGTCATCTAATGTTATTACTGGTAATGAGAAGTCCACTACAAATAATTCACAGTACTCATCGCTAGCTATTTTCTTTATTAGCTCCTCATAACTACCGTCAGTATATCTCATTGCCAGATAGTCTAACCGCTCTGGCAGTATATCCCACTTATCCGGATCAGTCAGTGCTTTCGTTACTGCGTGTGCTGCGCCTATACCATCTGCGCAATTAGCGTGATAGGCTATCAGAATCTTTTTAATGCTCATAATATCAATGCCCTTTCATATTCAGTTAATAA